TGGCGGGAGATGATCCCGGCCGAGCTCGCCCAGGACCCGAGCCTCGCGAGCATCAAGGACTTTCCTTCACTCGTGAAGGGCTACATTTCCGCGCAGAGCATGATCGGGGCCGAGAAGATCGCTCTGCCGGCCGGGAAGAACGATACGCCGGAGTATTGGAGCCAGGTTTTCGACAAGCTCGGCCGGCCGAAAGATCCCGACGGCTACCAGGTCAAGCTCCCGGCCAAAGAGAAGATTCCGGAGGGGATCGAGATCAACGAGGAGCGCCTCAAGGGCTTCAAGAAGCTCGCCCACGAGGTCGGGCTTTTGCCCGGGCAGGTCCAGAAGCTCATTGATTGGCACATGGGCGAGGTCCTGCGGGATTACCAGGCATTTTCCGCGAACAGCGAGAAGGCCTACGAGGCCGGCGTTGCGGCCATGCGCGAGCGATTCGGGGCAAAGGCCGATGAGATGGTCGACGTCGCCAACCGCGTCCTGAAAACCTTCGGCGGCTCTCCGGAGGAGATTTCGCTGATCGCCGAGAAATACGGCAACGACCCGCTGATCACGGGGCTCCTGGCGCAGATCGGGGTTTCGATGCGCGAGAGCTCCCTGGTGCGCGGCGAGCGGCCGAGCTTCGATCTCAACGCCAACGACGCGAAGCTCCGCAAGCAGGACATTCTAAGCAACAAGCAAAACCCGCTCAACGAGGCGTACTTCAACAAGCGCCACCCGCGGCATGAGGAGGCCGTCAAGGAAGTGATGCGGCTCAACGAAGTTCTCTCGTCGGGCGGCTGATACGCCCCGGGGCGCCCGGGGGCCGATAACCAGGTTCCTACTCCTCCTTTCCTGGCCGGCCCCGGGCTCCCGCTCTCTCCCACATATCCGGGCAATCCTCCTCTCGGGGATCCGGGCCGCGTTGATGGTTGATGCGATCCGGTTTCGGGCAATCGCGAAAGAGAAATCTTGAACGGTTCAACGAGTAAAAACCAACCCCTTTCACAGAGGAGGATCATTCCATGAGCTTTGAAATCACGACCGCAATGGTTCAGCAGTACAACGACAACGTGGTCCTGTTGCAGCAGCAGAAGCCCTCTCGCCTTCGTCCCTGCGTCCGCGAGGAAGGCGTGCAGGGGGAATATGGATTCTTTGATCAGATCGACCAGACCGCCGCGCAGAAGCGGACTCAGCGCCACGGGGACACGCCGCTCATCTCGACGCCCCATGTTCGCCGGCGCGTCGCTCCGACTCCCTACGATTGGGCGGACCTGATCGACAACTTCGACCGGCCGACCCTCATCACCGACCCGACCTCAAAGTACGCGGTCAACGCGGTCGCGGCCATGAATCGGGCGATCGACGACGAGATCATCGCCGCGGCCCTGGCGACGGCCTACGGCGGACGGGACGGCACGTCGACCTATGCCTTCCCGACCTCGACCCACCAGATCGCCCACGGCTCGGCGAGCCTCACCATCACGAAGCTCCTCCAGGCGAAGGAAATCCTCGACTCCTACGAGAACGACCCGGACGAGCCGCGGTTCCTCATCCTCAACGCGAAACAGGTCACGGCGCTCCTCCAGACGACGGAGATCAAATCCGCCGACTACAACACGGTGAAGGCCCTGGCCGCCGGCCAGATCGACACCTTCCTCGGGTTCAAATTCATTCGGACCGAGCGGCTCAAGAAGGTTTCGACGACCCGCTCTTGCCTGGCATGGAGCCAGAACTCGATCCTCCTGGGGATCGGGACAGACATCATCACCCGCGTTTCCGAGCGAGCCGACAAGAACTACGCGACGCAGGTTTACGTCGGGATGTTCATCGGCGCGACCCGGATGGACGAGAAGGGCGTCGTCGAGATCCAGGCGACCGAGACCTAATCAATCAACCCGGGGATCCTCCGGGATCCCCTTCACAGTAACACAGGAGGATTTTCAAGATGCCGAATGGAAGCAACTACGCGAAATACGCCTCTCCGACCATGAGGAACCTCCTCGGGGCCGAGTACGGCGGCAAGGTCCGCGCCTCCTACGACGAATTCACGTTCGCCGCCGAGGACGCGGGGACCCTTGTCAATATGGGCGTCCTCAAGAAGGGCGAGGTTTTCCTCGGCGCCTTTCTCAACGCGGCCGCCCTGGGGACCGGCGTCACGGTTCAGCTCGGCGACTCCGGGGATGATGACCGCTACATCGCGGCGACCGTCTGCACTTCGGCGGTCGAGGCCTTCAAGTGTGCTCAGGCCGGCATGGGCTACAAGGCCACGGCCGACACGCCCCTGGTCCTCAAGACCGGCGTCGGCGCCGCAACCGGCAAGGTCGAGCTCGTGATCTATAAGGCCGCGCCTAATTAATGGGCGGCAAACCGGGGATCGGGGGTCGGGCGAATTCCCCTCCTTGTCGCCCGGCCCCCTCCTCCCGGCATTTCACGTTTAACATGGGAGCGACGGGAGATGGCTTCTGAGGTCGATATTTGCAACCAGGCACTAACGTCCATCGGTCACAAGACGATCCAGTCGCTGTCGGAGAACAGCGAGGGGGCTCGCAAGTGCAGCGTGTACCTGCAGCAGGCCATCGACGAGACGCTCCGGGCCTATCCGTGGAACTGCGCGGTAAGGCGCGCATCCCTTAGCCAGTTGTCAGAGACGCCGGCCTTCGGCTTCTCCTACGTCTACGCCCTGCCCAATTCTCCGTATTGCCTGCGTGTCCTCCAGATGAGCAGCAAGGAGATCCCCTACAAGATCGAGGGGCGGAAGCTGTTAACCGACGAATCGACGGCCAAGATCCTGTATATCGCCAGGATCGTCCCGGCGGAGATGGATCCCCTGCTGGTGGGCGCCGTGGCGGCCCGCCTGGCGGCGGAGATCGCCTATCCCATGGCAAACAGCCCGACGTTGCAGGCGAACATGTGGAAGCTTTACGAGCAGAAGCTCCTCGAGGCCGTGACGATCGATGCGCAGGAGGGGACACCGGACGAGGTAGAGGTCGATTCCTGGCTTAAGGCGAGGTTGTAATCATGCCCCGGGTATCCCCGATCATCACGAGCTTCAACGCCGGCGAGCTTTCACCGCAGCTTTACGGGCGGGTTGATGTCGCCAAGTATGCCAACGGGTGCCGCGTCATGCAGAACTTCGTCCCGTTGGTACACGGGCCGGCGCGGCGGCGCCCAGGGACGTACTTCATCGCCGAGGTCAAGGATTCCTCGAAGAGGGTCCGCCTGATCCCGTTCGAGTTTTCCGTTACCCAGGCTTATGTCCTGGAATTCGGCCATCAATACATTAGATTTTACAAGGACCAAGGACAGATTTTCTCCGGCGAGTCTCCTTATGAGATCGCCTCGCCATACGGGGAGGAGGACCTGCCCGGCCTGAAGTGGGTCCAGGACGCCGATACGATGTACATCGTGCATCCCTCCTACGCCCCGCGCAAATTGACGCGCACGGGGCATACGTCTTGGGCGATCTCCACAGTAAATTTCCGCAACGGCCCATATTTGGATGAACAGGAATGGAACATCACCGGCGACGACCTGATCGTCAACGGCTCGATGGAGGTGGACGCGAATTGGGCAAGCGTCGGGACCCCGACGACAAACGCCAGGAGCTCGGAGAAATGTAGCGACGGCGGTTATTCCCGGAAATTCGTCGTCGACGCGGCTAACGAGGGGATCAGGAGCGACAACTTCACGACCACGACGGGGAAATGCTATCGCTTAACGCTCAAGATCTATACGAGCGCCAAGACGGCCAGAATCTCGATCAACCTCGGCGGGGGGTGGGCGAAACAGATTATACTTGTCGCCGTCCCGGAGAACACCTGGAAAGAGTACACGATATTTTATCGAGAAACCGCCGGCGCCGGCAACGCCTATGTCCAGATAGACAGCGCAAGCGCGACGTCCGGAACCTGGTATGTGGACGTGGTTTCGATGTACGAGATCGAAGGGAACCTTGTCTGGTTCACCGGGCGCAAGGGCTCCTCGCAAACCATGTATTCCAATGAGGGAATTTTCGATTCCGGCCACGTTGGAAGCTATTGGAGGATCCGGCATCCGTTCACCTGCAACGATAACCTGACCGGCTCCGAGGAGGAGGGTTGGGTCAAGATCACGGACTACACGGGGCCGAAAGAGGTCACGGTCGAAATCAAAAGCGAGCTTAAGGATTTGGAGGCCACGCCCTATTATTCCGAAGGAGCCTTTTCGGAGAAAAGGGGCTATCCGGCCGCGATCGCCTTCCACGAGCAGGCCCTCTGGCTGGCGGCGACGGCATCGGAGCCGCAACGGCTGTGGCGCAGCAAGGTCGCCGATTATGAGGATATGTCGCCCGGGACGAATGCCGATGACGGATTGTCTTACCGCATCGCTAATGAACGGGTGAATACAATACGATGGCTGTCCTCGATGTCCAACCTCATGATCGGGACGGTCAACGGCGAATGGCGGCTGGGGCCGCAGGACGCGGACGAGCCGATTAAACCGGAGAACATTAAGATCACGCAGCAATCGGCCTACGGGTGCGCCGACATCCAGCCGATCAATCTCCGGCATGCCGTCCTGTTCGTCCAGCGTCTCGGCGTCCCGTCCAATTACGGCGAGCGCGTCCGGGAGCTTTCCTACCGGTTCGAGATCGACGCCTTCGTCGGGGCGGACATGACCCTGCTTGCCGAGCATGTCACGTGGGGAGGAATCGTCGAGTGGGGTTACATGGCGAGCCCGCATCCCATCGTCTGGGCCGTACGGGCCGACGGCACGCTCCTGGGCATGACTTATGAGCGTGAT